AAAATGGTTACAGATAGACAACTAGGAACAGAAAACAACCCTGACGTAATAGACCAAAGCAAGTCTGTTAATGTGCCTGTGGATGAGTTTGCTGTAAATGCACCCGAACCAACATTTGACGAGCAAATGATTGACGCTATGGAAATAACCATAGGTGAAGATGCGATATCTTTTGACGAGCCAATGGAAGAAGCACAGGAAGAGATACCTTTTGATGCTAACTTGGTTGAATATTTAGACGATTCTACTTTAGGTTCTTTATCTTCTAGGCTTATCTCTTCAGTTGAAAATGATAAGGAATCAAGAAAAGAATGGGAAAAAACATACACTGACGGTCTTAAATACCTTGGCATGAGGTTTGATGAGCAAAGAAGTCAGCCGTTTGAAGGCTCAAGCGGTGTCATACATCCAATATTATCTGAAGCAGTAACACAGTTTCAGGCACAAGCTTACAAAGAGTTATTACCTGCTCAGGGACCAATAAAGACACAAATAATAGGTCGCAGAGATACAGAAACAGAAATGCAGTCAGAAAGAGTATGTGAATTTATGAATTACTACATCATGAATGAAATGCCTGAGTACGACCCTGACTTAGACCAATTATTATTCTATCTACCGTTATCAGGTAGTGCTTTTAAGAAAGTCTATTACGATGCAGCTAAAAACAGACCAATGTCCAAGTTTATCCCTGCAGAAGATTTACTTGTACCTTATAACGCAACAGACTTGTTATCAGCAGAAAGAGTTACTCATGTAGTGTCTATGAGCAACAATGAAGTGCGAAAAATGCAATTGTCAGGATTTTATGCAGATGTTGAGCTAAACGACAATGAAACTATTGTAAGAGATAACATAGACAAAGAAATAGATAAAATACAAGGTGTTGAGCCTGACTTTAGTGATGACGAGCAAAGAAGATTATATGAAATACACACCGTAGCAGAGATAGAAGGGTTTGAGGATGTGGATGATATGGGCGAGCCAACTGGCTTAAAAATACCGTATATCATTACTATAGACGACTCATCACAACAAATATTATCCATAAGAAGAAACTATGTACCTGAAGATGTATACAGAAATAAAATAAATTATTTTGTCCAATACAAATTCTTACCGGGACTTGGCTTTTATGGATTAGGTTTATCACACATGATTGGCGGCTTATCTAAAGCCTCTACATCAATATTAAGACAATTAATAGATGCCGGTACTCTAAGCAATCTACCTGCAGGTTTCAAAGCAAGAGGAATTAGAATAAGAGACGAAGCCTCGCCACTGCAACCGGGAGAGTTTAGAGATGTAGATGCACCCGGCGGAGCATTAAGAGATTCTTTAATGCCACTACCTTACAAAGAGCCAAGCAATGTTTTGTTTAGTCTACTTGGCTTACTGGTTGATTCAGGCAAAAGATTTGCAGCTATAGCTGATATGAATATTGGTGATAGTAATGCAGCAATGCCTGTAGGCACAACAGTAGCGCTTTTAGAAAAAGGCACCAAGGTAATGAGTGCTATACACAAAAGACTGCACTATGCACAAAAAAATGAATTCAAAATTTTAGCTAGAATATTTCAAGAATATTTGCCACCTGTATATCCATACGAAACAGGAAGCGGCTCTAAAGAAGTTAAAGTACAAGATTTTGATAATAGAGTAGACGTAATACCAGTATCAGACCCTAACATTTTCTCTATGAGCCAAAGAGTTATTATGGCTCAAGAGCTATTAACAATGGTTCAATCAAACCCGGAACTTCATGGACCTCAAGGCATATACGAGGCTTACAGAAGAATGTATGCAGCATTAGGCGTAGATAACATAGAAACATTGCTTATGCCGCCTGCTGACAACACACCAAAGCCTGTTGATGCAGGTATAGAAAACAGTGGATTATTACAAGGAATACCACAACAAGCTTTTCCTGAACAGAATCATGAAGCGCATGTAGAGGCTCATAAGACATTGTTTTTGACACAAGCTGTCATGATGAACCCACAATTGCAATCTGTAATTATTGCCCATGTTATGCAGCATTTACAGTTTATGGCTAACCAAATGGCTGAACAGCAAATGCCACCTGAAACACAACAACAGATTCAAGGCATGATGCAACAAGCACAACAGGCAGACCCACAAACACAAGCAGGCATGCAGCAACAAATACAAGGTATTATTGAAGGATTAAGCTCTCCAATACTTGCACAGTTATCAAATGAATTTTTAACTTCAGTACAGCCGCCACAGCAAGACGACCCACTTGTGGCAATAAGACAACAAGAGTTAGGATTGCGTGATAAAGAGATTGAAATGAAAAACCAACAGTTTATGGCTAAAGAACAACAAGATGCTATGGAAAGCGGTACCGAGCTTCAATTACAACAACAAAAAGCTGACCAACAAGCTTTAATTGGTAATGAGAAAAACGACATTGCCAAACAAAGACTACAGCAACAAGCTGAGTTAAAACTAATAGACTTACAAGCGAGGATGAATAAATGACAAGTTCAATAAACGAAAAAATAGTACAACAAATTAAACAAAAGAAAGCTGAAAACAAAGCATTAGATGAAGTTACACCAATAGTAGAAAAGGTTGAAAGAGCTAGAGATGACAGTGGTCATTACATAGCAGATGACCTGTCAACTCCTGATGTAAATGAAGCATGGGAGGGTGGTAAAGCACCTGAAAAGAAAGCTAAAAAGACTGTAGCTAAAAAGAAAACAGTTGCTAAGAAAAAAACAGTAGCCAAAAAGACTACAAAAAAGAAAACTAAATAAGGAGTAACACATGAAAGCAAAAACTTCCATAACAATAAAAGGTCAAGGAAGCATTGCCCTGTCGCAACCAAAAAAGGTAAAGGTGGATAAAGCACACAAACCCGGTTACGGCAAAGGAGTAAGCAGAGGTAAAGGAGCTGCTTTAAGAGGCAATAAGTTCAACGGCATTTTTTAAAATATGGACAGGTATGATTTTATTCATGCGGTCCGTAAGGATTTGAGTGAAAGAGAGGAACAAATCAAAGATATCTTAATGTCAGGCGGCATAAAAGATATGGAAAAATATCAATTTTTAATGGGTGAAATATCTGCATTATCCTATATTCATGATAAGATAAAGGAACACTTACATGAAAAAGGAGATTTCAATGAATAGTGATGTAGAAAAAAAAGTTGAAGAAAAAGAAGAAGAAACCATTAACCTAGATAAAGCTTTTGTAGAAGAGGACGACAGAGTTTTAGACCCTAGCTTATTGGATAAAAGTATTCTTGAAAGGATGCCTCAACCTACTGGTTGGCGCATGTTGGTACTTCCGTATAAAGGTAAAGGAGTATCAGAAGGTGGAATCCAGTTGGTCAAGGAAACCATTGATAGAGAAACCCTAGCAACTGTTGTTGCCTATGTAGTAGCCATGGGTCCTGATTGTTATAAAGACACTAAAAGGTTTGCAAAACCTTGGTGTGAACAAGGACAGTGGATATTAATTGGTAGATATGCAGGTTCTAGGTTTAGGTTGGCTGATGAAAGCGAAGTCAGAATTTTAAATGATGATGAAGTTATAGCCACTATTTTGAACCCTGATGACATTGTTTCAGTATAAGGAGAATATATATGAACGACATAAATAATGAAAATCAAGTAGAAACAGAAGAACTTATTGTAGACGTAGAAGATACGCCTATTAATGAAGAAGCTGTTGTTGAAACCGACTCAGGCGGTGACGATGAGCTTGATAAATACACCAAAGGTGTATCAAAAAGAATTAATAAACTTAACGACAAGATAAGAGAAGCTGAGATGAGAGCAAACGAAGCTGAATCAAGGTATAAAAACTTATCTAGCGAATATGCCACGGTAAAAAGTAGAGCCAGTGTTTTAGACAAAAGCTACACTGAAGAATATGAAAATCGTGTTAAGTCGCAGAGACAGCAGGCTGAAGATTTATATAGAAAAGCTAGAGAAACAAATGACCCCGACCTTGAGGTTAAAAGTGTAGAGCTTCTTAATAAAGTATCTTTAGAAGAAGAAAGAGTAAGATTGGCTAAAGTACAACTACAAAGCCAAGAAGAACAAAGTTTTAGAAATCAACCTCAAAGTGTACAAAATACACAACAACCAGTGTATGATAAACCTAAGCCTGATTCTAAAGCAGTTGAATGGCAAAAAGAAAATGACTGGTTCCAACAGGATAGAGTCAAAACATACACTGCAATGGGTATTCATGAGGACTTAATAAACGAAGGTTTTGATGGTCATGATAATGAATATTACGAAGAATTAGACAAAAGACTTACAAAGGTTTATCCTGATTTAAGGAAAAAACCTGAAGGCGTATCAAAAGATACCAACTCAACTGTGCAAAGAGTTGCTTCTGCTTCCTCCGGAAGTCGCCAAGGAACACAAGGGAAGAGAAGCGGTATTAAGATTAATTCTAACCATGCTTCCGTAAAGAGCAACTTGAAACCTTACGGTATGTCACAAGAAGAGTGGCTGAAAAGAGTAGGTAAAGAAATAGTTAAAATTGAAGGAGTAAAATAATGGATTTAGATGCAATTGAAAATACAACACGCCAATCTCGTGATGATGAGCAACACGATAAAAACGCTAGAAGAAAACCATGGCAGCCTGCGAGGATGCTTGAAACTCCGCCTGCTCCTGAGGGATATCAATACCGATGGATTAGGTCAGAGTATGTAGGTGTAGAAGACAGAAACAATGTTTCTGCTAGAATGAGAGAAGGATGGGAATTCGTCAGACAAGACGAAATACCTGATTTCCCTTTACCTACAATAGAGCATGGAAGACACGCAGGAGTCATATCAGTAGGTGGATTGATATTAGCGAAAATACCTAAAGAAACTGTTGAAGAAAGGAACGAACATTATAAAAATAGAAACGTGCAACAGAACGAAGCACTGGATAATACAATGTTCAACGAAGTTCAAGGAAACAATAGATACGTTAAGTATGATTCTAATAGACAGTCTAAAGTATCATTTGGAAAAAAAAGGTAGGAAATCATGGCGAATAAAGACGCTTCATTTGGTCTAAAACCTGTAAGAATGATGGGTGGCTCACCCTATTCAGGCGGACAAAGCCGTTATAGAATAGCCGCAAACTACGGAACAAGTATTTTTCAAGGCGACCTAGTAATGCAAGTTACTGGTGGTGGTGTTGAAATCCACGCAGATGGTGGAACAGTTCCTATAGTTGGCGTATTCAACGGTTGTATGTACACAGACCCAACAACATCAGAGCAAGTATTTAGTAATTATTACCCTGCAAGCACTAACGCTTCAGACATAATTGCTTTTGTACACGATGACCCTAATACGGTCTTTGAAATCCAAGCAGACGACACTTTCCCAGTGGCTGACTTGTTTGGTAATTTCGATATCGTCTACACAAACTCAGGAAGTACCTATACAGGTATCTCAGGAGCAGAGTTAGACGTAACAACAGGCGCAACTGCAACAAGTTTGCCGCTAAAAGCAATTGACGTAAGTCAAGACCCTGATAACTCAGACGTTGCTTCAGCAAACACAAATGTTCTAGTTGTAATTCAAAATCACATAGCAGGCGTAAAAGGCGCAGGCTTAGCATAAGGAGTAATTAGATGGCTATTAGTAGGTCGCAATTAGCGAAAGAATTAGAACCCGGTCTAAATGCACTTTTTGGACTTGAATATGACGAAAACAATGAAGAATACAAAGAACTATATTCTATAGAAGACTCTGATAGAGCCTTTGAAGAAGAAGTGCTTGTAGTTGGATTTGGTGCAGCTCCTGTCAAGGAAGAGGGTGCAGGCGTTAATTTTGATAGTGCTTCAGAAGGCTACACAGCGAGATACACACACGAAACTGTGGCTCTTGCTTTTGCTTTAACTGAAGAAGCTATTGAAGATAACCTGTATGACCAATTAGGTAGAAGATACACAAAAGCATTGGCACGTTCAATGCAGCACACCAAAGAAGTAAAAGGAGCAAATGTATTAAACAATGCGTTTGATGCTAATTTTGCTATTGGTGATGGACAGCAATTAATATCCACAGCACATCCGCTAGCGGGTGGTGGTACAGCTCGTAACAGAGCTACAACAATGGCTGACCTAAATGAAACTTCACTTGAAGATAACATAATTGATATATCAACATTTGTTGATGACAGAAACCTAACTATTGCAGTTAGACCTGATAAATTAATCGTTCCACCACAATTAACATTTGTGGCTGATAGACTTTTAAATACTCCGGGTAGAGTGTCAACATCAGATAATGACATTAACTCAATTAAAAACCAATCTTCAATACCAAATGGTTTCAGCGTAAACCATTATCTAAATGACCCTGATGCTTATTTCATTATGACATCGGTTAATGCAGATGGAGAAGGTCTAAAAATGTTCAACAGAACAGGAATGGAAACTTCTATGGAACCTGAATTTTCAACAGGTAACATTAGGTATAGAGCTAGAGAAAGATACTCATTTGGTGTCTCTAACTGGCGTGGAGTTTTTGGTTCTCAAGGAGCTTAAGGTTCTTAAAACCAATAAGGGGAGCTTCGGCTCCCTTTTTTTATTTCTAAAACTAATATACAATCAATAGACTAGGATTAATTAACTTGTTTTACCAACTGACCTAGCAGACAAGCCAAGATGGTAAGACTTATTTCCTTAGGAGGAAATTATGGCAAAATCAACATTCTCAGGTCCAGTCAAGTCATTGGCAGGATTTATTACAGCAGGTGTAAACAGCAGTGTTAGCTTAACAGCAGATACAACACTAACTGTTGATTCACATGCAGGCAAAATTTTATTATGTAATGATGCAGACGGTAAATTTACTTTACCATCAATTGTTACAACAACACCAAGCGACCCAACAGACCCTAATCAGGCTAATAACATTGGTGCTTCTTTCTATTTCTATATAGAAACAGCAGCAACAGACTTAGACATCTTAACTGATGGTACTGACAAGTTTAAAGGCGCAGTAATTGTTGCTGTAGACGATGGAGCAAAAAAAGCTTTTGTACCGGGAGCTTCTAACGATGTTATGACTTTAAATGGTTCTACAAAGGGCGGTATAGTCGGTAGTGTTGTACAGGTTACAGCTATCGATACAGCTACATACCTTGTTCATGATTCATTATTAGTTGGTTCAGGAACAATAGTAACACCATTTGCTGACGCATAAGGAGTAGATTATGGCAGATGCAGTAACATCAACAACTATAGTAGATGGTGAAAGACTGGCTGTAATTCAGCTTACAAGTACCTCTGATGGCACAGGCGAGTCTGCTGTCACCAAGGTAGATGTAAGCGCCTTATCATCAAGTAGTAATGGGCAAGCATGCACAGGCGTAAAGCTTGGAAAGATTGTTTATTCTACTTTTGGCATGAGTGCAAGGCTCTTATGGGTTGCTGACACCAATACTGTGTGTTGGGACCTAAACTCTGACTATGCAGATTCAGAAGATTTTTCTGAATTTGGTGGTATTTTAAATACTGCTGCAGCTAGTGGAAAAACTGGAGACATAGCTTTAACCACGACTGGTCATACCAGTGGTGATACCTATGTCATAGTCCTTACACTTATTAAGAACTACGGTTAAAATTTCTTATGGCAGTAAAAAAGCCTAGAAAAAAAGCCAAGCCTATAAAAAAGACGACTGGAAAGGGCGGTAATTATCGCCCTACCAAGTCAGGTGCGGGCATGACCAAGAAAGGTGTGAAAGCTTATAGAAAGGCTAATCCCGGGTCAAAGCTCAAAACAGCCGTAACAGGCAAAGTTAAAAAAGGTAGCAAAGCAGCTAAAAGACGTAAGTCTTATTGCGCAAGGTCTTTAGGACAATTAAAGCGTAGCTCTGCTAAAACTAGAAACGACCCTAATTCAAGAATTAGGCAAGCAAGAAAAAGGTGGAAGTGCTAATGGCTAAATCAAAAACACCAAGCAATGTAACCAATAAAAGTTTATATAGCAGAGTAAAATCAGAAGCTAAAAGAAAATTTGACGTTTACCCCTCTGCTTATGCAAATGCTTGGCTTGTAAAAACATACAAGAAAAGAGGCGGTAAATATTCAGGAGCTAAAAAAGCTGCTACAGGTGGTGTAATTAAAGCAAGTACAGGCGGCTTTATAGCAAAAGGTTGTGGTGCTGTGATGGAGCCTAGAAGAAAAGTTACTAAAATGCGTGGTAGGTAATGGGTTTAGGTAAATGGTTTAAAGAAGAATGGGTTGACATAGGTTCTCCAAAAAAAGGTGGTGGCTATGACAGTTGTGGTAGAAAAAAAGCCAAAGGCTCTAAAAGAAAATACCCTAAATGCGTACCCAAAGCAGTTGCTAATAGAATGTCTAAGTCAGAAAAAAAATCAGCAGTAAGTAGAAAAAGGTCAAAAAAACAAGGAGTTGGTGGTAAGCCAACTAATGTAAAAACATTTGCAAAATGATTACGCAGGCTTCTATAAAAGAAGAAATTAGAGATTGGTCAAAAGAGGTTTTAGAAACTGAAGACCCTGTATGTCCTTTTGCTAAAAAAACATGGGAAACAGAAAAGGTAAATGTGGTTTTGTCTAATTGTATTTATTGGACAGATTTAATTGACATAAGCAAAGATTTTCCCAAAGACAAGGATGTTGTTATATATTGTGATTTAAACATGGATGTTGATGCTTTTCATTTTGATAGCAGAATATTGATGTTAAACTCTTATTTGCAACCGCATAACCTTTGGGTAATGGGGTTTCATCAAGACCATGAAGCAAAAGAAGTGGTAGAACAAGAACACTTTGAGCCACATTTTGAAGAAAGCTATAATATGGTCTTCATGCAAAGATTGGATGAATTAAACAAAGCGTCTGAAAGATTGCAAAAAATAGGTTATTATAATAATTGGAATGTAGAAGATTTCCAAAATATTTTAAAAAGAAGGAGTAAATAATGGCAAAATCATTAAAAGGTCTCAAAAAGTTAGTAGGCGGATTGTCAAACTCAGACAAATCTGAATTAGCTAAATCCATGAAAGACAGCAGCGTTGTTAAAATGGCAGGCGGTGGAGCTATGCCAAAATCAGGTGTTGTTAAGATGATGGGTGGCGGCAAAGCAGGCGTTAAAAAAATGCGTATGGGTGGCAAAGCAGGTGTCAAAAAACTTGGTAGAGGCGGAAAACTTAAGAAGTAAATTATGGCAGTATCAGGCTCAAAAAACTTTGAACTAGATGTAGCCGATTACATTGAAGAGGCATTTGAAAGGTGTGGCTTAGAGCTAAGAACTGCTTACGACCTAAGAACAGCTAGAAGAAGTCTTAATTTATTGTTGGCTGAATGGGCAAACCGTGGTCTAAATCAGTGGACTATAAAAGAAAAAACCATAACCATGGTCGCAGGTACAACATCTTATAATATTGACCAAACAGACAGCACAGCAGCAATTGATGTCTTAGATGCATTTATGAGACAAACTGTAAATTCTGAAAACTCAGACATACAAATGACTAGACTATCAAGAAGCGATTACTCTGCGGTACCCAACAAATCATCAACAGGAACGCCTTTGCAGTTTTTTGTAGATAAACAAATATCACCAACAATAAGCGTATATCCAACCCCGGATGCAAATACTACATATACTGTGCATTTAAACGTGCTTACTAGAATGGATGATGTAGATGCAGCTACTAATACATTACAGTTACCATTTAGGTTTTATCCATGTTTAGCAGCAGGTCTTGCTTACTACATATCAATTAAAAAAAGTCCTGACAGAACTGGGTTACTCAAACAAATATATGAGGAAGAGTTCCAAAGAGCTTTAGATACAGATGAAGATAGAGCTTCTTTTAGCATAACCCCTGATATATCTAGCTATAACATCGCATAATGGCTTTTGCATCTAACAAAAACGCTTATGCAATTTGCGATAGATGTGGCTTTAGATATGGCTTAAGAGAGTTACGCAAAGAATGGAATGGTTTAAAAACATGTCCTGAATGTTACGAGTCTAAGCATCCCCAGTTAAATCCAGTAAAAAAGATTGCTGACCCACAAGCTGTAAGAGAGCCAAGACCTGATACAAGCGTATCGCCAACAAGTTTTACAGTATATACAAACTATGACTTAGGCATAATAGGTCAAAAATTAACCATTCCCGACAGCATGACAAGTGCAGTAGGGACAGTTACAATAACAACATCATGAGTTTTACATTAGCAACATTAAAAACTACGATACAAGATTACTTAGAAAGTGATGAAACAACTTTTGTAAATAACCTTAATACTATTATTTTACAAGCAGAAGAAAGAATACTTAAATCAGTACAGATTCCTGACCAAAGAAAAAATGTACAGGGTAATGTTTCACAAGATAATAGATTTTTAAACACACCTGCTGATTTTTTAGCACCGTTTTCATTGGCTGTTATAAGCTCAAACAACTATGATTACCTAGATTTAAAACACAACTCTTTTATAAAAGAATTTGTAACCGATACAACCACAAGAGGAAAGCCAAGATATTACGCTATATTTGACCAAGGTTCTTTTGAAATAGCTCCTGTTCCTGACACAAACTATTCTATGGAATTACATTATTTAGCACAGCCTGCATCATTAACCGCAGGGGGTGACTCAGGAACCACATATTTGTCTACAGATGCACCTGACACCTTGCTATACGGTTGTTTGTTAGAGGGTGCGGTATTTTTAAAGTTAGACCCTAATGACGTTGGTTTGTATGAAGCAAGATTTAAAGAAAGTTTACTAAGATTAAAGAACCTAGGTGAAGGAAGAGATACTAGGGACGAAATGAGGTATGATTCACTAAGAACAAATGTAACATAAGTTTCAGTTAAGGAGAGATAATATGAAACCAATCAAAAAACTTAAAGGTAAAACTGTAGCTATTGTCGGTCTAGGCAAAAGTTGGTTTGACTACAACCTTGCAAAATCACACAGCGTAAAATTTGATGAAGTATGGGCAATTAATGCTGTGGCTTCAGTAATATTTCATGACCGTGTGTTTATGATGGACCCGCCAAGTAGGTTTCTTGATACACAAGACGCAGGCGGACAAACTGACTGCATGAAAGAACTGCTGACAAATCACAACAAGCCTATTTATACATGTGAAAATGATGCAAGGTGTAAAAACCTTGTTGAATATCCTGTACAAGAAATAGTAAAAGAAACCAATTGTCATTATCTAAACAATACGGTGGCTTATGCGGTTGCCTTTGCTTATTGGAATGATGTAGCCAACATAAAGTTATTTGGTATAGATTTTACATATAAGAACAACTTATATTTTGCAGAAGCAGGAAGAGCCTGTGTAGAGTTTTGGTTAGTAAAATGCATGGAAAAAGGTATTCAGGTTGAGGTAGCATCTAGCAGCTCATTGCTAGATACCAACATACCCGGTGAACAAAGACTGTATGGATATCATCGTTTAAAAGACCCTTATGTTCCTGTTCAGGGTAAAGATGGCTTAGAAGTAAAAAAAATTAGCGAGCTTAAAGTACAAAAAAAACAAATACTGCCACAAATTGCAGACAGGTATGACAGTCACCTTAAAGCGCCGGAGCCAAATAAATGGTAATAAAAATAACGCCTGACGGAGTGCCTGAATTGGGCATGGTTGAGGTAGCTACAACCAAGTTCGGAGGTCATCCGCCTGAGTTTTGGGCAAAGCAATTAACAGAAAAAATAGTTGGTTTTTCGGACGATAATGAAGAACATGTAAAAGCTCAGGCTAGAGCTTACCAAGATTTAATTTACCAAGTTTGTTTGATATATATTAAAAATGCTTTAAAATCTTATAAGGCTACCTTAATTCAAGATTTATCTAGTGGAGGTAGTGAAGATTTAGCAAAAATAATAAAAGGTATTTAATATGGCAATTACATCTACTCTTACAACAAGCTTTAAAGTAGAGCTTTTGACAGGAACGCACAACTTTACCAACTCAAGCGGTAATAGTTTTAAGTTGGCTTTGTACACCAGTTCGGCTACTTTGGGTGCTGCAACAACTGCTTTTACAACTACAGGACAAGCAAGTGGTACAAACTATACATCAGGTGGAGCTGCATTAACCAATGTAACGCCTTCTGCTACTGGAACTACTGCAGTAACTGACTTTTCTGATTTAACATTTAGTACAGCTACTATCACAGCTAGAGGTTGTATGATTTACAACGATACTAACAGTGATAAGTCAGTAGCAACTATTGACTTTGGTGGTGACAAGACATCAACAGCAGGCGACTTTACTATAGTATTTCCTGCTAAAGCAGCAGCTACAGCTATTATTAGAATAGCTTAGAAGATGAAACATGCCGTTTGCAAAGTTTCAATTTAAAGCAGGAATAGACAGAGAAGGAACCAGTTACACTAATGCGGGTGGTTGGTTTGATGCTTCTCTTGTCAGATTTCGCAAAGGCTTTGTAGAAAAAATAGGCGGTTGGACAAAACAAACCACTACATCATTTTTAGGTACATGTCGTAACCTATTTCCATGGATATCATTAGAAGGTAATAAATACTTATATATCGGCACGCATTTAAAAGCATACATACTTGAAGGCACAAGCTTAAACGACATAACTCCTATAAGAGCAACAACAACCAATGGTGTAACTTTTGCTGCCACAAATGGCTCTGCAACTATTACAGCAACAGATTCTACTCACGGAGTTGTGGTAAATGACTTTGTTACTTTCAGTGGCGCAGTAAGTCTTGGTGGTAATATCACTGCAACCGTTTTAAATCAAGAGTATCAGGTGGTTTCAGTACCAAGTGCAAATACATTTACGTTTACAGCAACGGCTACAGCAAATGGTAGTGATACAGGAAATGGCGGCTCAGGAGTTGATGCAGCTTACCAATTAACTGTAGGTTTGGACGTATTTATACAATCTACAGGATATGGCTCAGGTAATTGGGGTCAAGGTGCTTTTGGTGCCTCTACTAGCTTAAGCTTTGCTAACCAATTAAGATTATGGTCATCAGATAACTTTGGTGAAGATTTAATATTGCATCCTAGGGGTGGCAGTATTTATTATTGGGATGAGTCCAACGGCACTACTACAAGAGCTGTAGATATCACTACGCTTTCCGGTGCAAACTTATCACCTACAGTTGGATTACAAACCATAGTAAGTGATACGGACAGGCACGTTATTGTATTAGGCGCAGACCCAGTATCAGGTGGTGCAAGAACAGGCGTTGTTGACCCTATGAACATAGCTTTCTCAGACCAAGAAAGCATTACCGAGTGGGAGCCAAAAACTACAAATACAGCAGGTTCTCTAAGATTATCTTCAGGTAGTGAAATCAGAGGTGGCTTAAGAGCAAGACAAGAAACACTAATATGGACTGATACTTCTATGTATAGTATGCAGTTTGTTGGACCGCCATTAACTTTTGCAGTTAATTTAATTAATGAAGGCACAGGTATGATTGGACCTAATGCAGCTATTAACTCTCCTAATGGAGTCTTTTGGATGGGCGATGATGGTTTCTATTCTTACAACGGTGCAGTTCAAAAACTACCTTGCAGTGTATTAAGTTATGTTCAAGAAGATTTAGATTTGGGTCAAGCATTTAAAGTCTTTGCACTATTAAACAAAGAGTTTAATGAGGTGTGGTGGTTCTATCCTGCAGAAAGTGATGGAACTGATGAGGTATCAAGATATGTCATATACAACTATTTAGAAGGCGTTTGGTCTATTGGTCAGTTGGTTAGAACCGCTTGGGTTGACCAAAATGTATTCGGTAAACCATTAGCCACTGCTAATAATTATCTGTTTAACCAAGAAGACGGCGATGATGCAGATGGCTCACCTATGGATGGGGTCTTTATTGAAAGCTCAGACTTTGACTTACAAGAGGGCAACAACTTTACATTTATCAGAAGAATCATGCCCGATGTAAAATTTTATGGCACTAATGTTGATACAGGTGTTCCGCAGATAAATATGTTGCTTAAAACTAGAAACGCACCAAGCGAATCTTTGACCACCAAGGCGACCACAGACATATCAAATAACACCGACCAAGTGCATGTAAGAGCAAGAGGAAGACAGGCTGTATTGAGATTGCAAAGCGATGATGATGCTGCAGTAGGTAACAGAACAGGTTATAAGTGGAGATTAGGATATACAAGACTAGATATCCAACCTGACGGTAGAAGGTAATGGCTAAATTATTACCAAGCAGGCTGCCCTTAGCAACGCAAGAGGTAACGCCTGAAGTCTTCAATAGACTGGTTAGAGTTTTAGAGATTAACTTGGGTCAATTTGACCCTAACAGAACACCTAGGTTTAACGCTACAGAGTTATCAGAATTGAATTTTGTACAAGGCGATGTAATATGGAATACAACACATAACGTATTACAGGTGTATAACGGCAATGAATGGATTGATTTGACGTTATTTAATGAACAAGGATATGAGGCAACAGCTAGCTTAGGCTTTGTCTCTGTTATAACTGGTGGTAACATATCAGTAAATATTAGATAGGAAATTATTATGGCAGATTTAAAATCAAGAATAGAAAACTTAATAGGTCAAGTAACAAGTGGCACCATGGGTGCTATTTCTAACAAAGAAATGGAAAAGTTTAAACAAGCAATGTCTCCTAACATGAATGACAACGAACCTAGGTTTGGCGACAGGTCTCCTGAAGGCATGATGTTTTCAATAGAAAGTCAAATAGAAAATATGATGCGAGAGTACGAAATGGCTGTAAGAGATGGAGATAATCAAAGGGCGCAAATGATTGCAAATCAAATTAACAAACTAGACGAAGAAAAAATAAAAATACAAAGCATGAAAGGCAATGTAATGCGAGCTATAGATAGTGGCGTACCTAGATTTAGAGGAGGCGGTATTGCTGACATGTCACAACAAGAAGGTATGGCTGAGATTGAAATGTCTAAACAACAAGTCATGCAAGATATATTTATACCATTAGCTCAGGGAGATAGCCAAAGCGTTGGCTATGAGATGGAAGTTTATACTATATTAAATAATCCAATCGATTCAGAAGTATCTATGCAGGCACAACAAGTTTTAGCACAAGTTCTAAGTCAAGACCCTGAATTTGACATGAAGGATTTCAAAATGGCTGTTTCTTTAGTAGCACCCCAATAAGATTGTTAGATGTTGGCGCAAACTAACATAGAACAAGAATATCAATTAAAAAATCTTTTACTTGGCTTTGCGTCAGACTGGTTCGTAGAAAAAGAAACACTACAAAAAGCAAAAGAAACATTACCAATACTTAGCGATTTTTATAATGAAAGAGCAGAATGTTTAGATA